GCCTTTGCTAAATGCGACCAATTAGACATAGACGAGATAAAACACTGTGTTCACTTATTAGGGGGAGTAAACTGCGGGATAGACGTCTTTGAGAAGGATTTAGAACAATTCCGAAACAATGAAACATGGCACTTAACCGATGATGACGGTGCTAAAGTCAGTGGGCATGGGATTTACGTTTACGGTTACGATACCGACGGTTTATGGTGCATGACCTGGGGAAAATCACAGAAGATGAGTATTGACTTCTTCAAGGCTCGTTGTGACGAAGCGTACGGAATTTGTGATGACAGAAACCACTTTACAGAGAACAGTCCTGTTGACGTTGAGAAATTAGACAGTTACTTACAGGAGATAACCGAAGGGAGAGGCGAACCGAAGGGATGTTTTGTTATTAGCTGGTTATTGAAATTCTTTGGCTGGTGAACGATATGGAGTACAAAAGAGTACGTTTGTCAGAGGGAAACTAAGTGCTGCGTATGTGATGGTACGATTAAAGTCAATGATAAGTTCACGTACAGGCACAAGCGCATTTTATTAAACGGGGAAAACTTTGTTGATATAAGCCCACGTTGTATGAAATGTACCCAAAAGGCGCATGATGATGGAGTTTAGAGAGAACTTTACATGGACAGAGGACCATTATTCGTGGACAGAGGACCACACAACATTAGAGGAACACGATGTCGAAAGATATAACGAGAAGGCAGGCGGATTTCTGCCTAAAATACTATGAACTTGGTAATGCCAGCGAAGCTGCACGGCAGGCTGGCTATTCCGGTAAGACTACCACATATCAGTTGTTACAAAACCCTAAGATTCAGGAACGGCTTAAAGACCTGAAGGAACTGGAAGAAGAGGTTATAAAGAAGATCGAGAACAGCGCTGTGATGGGTGTCCTGGAACGGAAGATTAGGCTTACCGAGATTGCCCGAGCCAAACTTACCGACTTCATGGAGTTAGGACAGGACGGCTCATGGGTGAACATAGGTCCCGAAACCCCCTACGCCGGTGCTATTCAGGAGATACATTCTCGTACCGAATACGACAAGGATGGCTCTAAGCCTACGGTCCACACTTCGGTAAAACTCCACGATCCCATGAAAGCCATTGACCTGATGAACAAGATGGAGAAGTTATACTCCGATGGCTACCAGGACAACAGGGTAATCAAGCAGCTCAACATATACGTTATTGACGGCGAGACCAGGGACTTAATAGAGCTGGTTGGTGACAGGACGAAATACTTAAATGGATATCAAGACGACAAAAGTATTCAAGGCGATTCTGAAAGCGTGGGTGGACGGAAAGAAGGGGATACTCCTTGAGGGTGGGACATATAGTTCCAAGACATTCTCGGCACTTCAGGCGTTAATAGTAATCTCACAAGAAACCCCAAGCAAGCTAGACATTAACGTTATATCCGAGTCTGTGCCTCACCTTAAAGGTGGCTGCATAAGGGACTTCTTTACTATCCTGAATGAGAGTCCTGAGAATAATCCCTGTTACAACCTCAGCGACAGAGTATATCGTCATCCCAACTGGAAGGGGGTATTCACGTTTCTCAGCGCGGACAATCAAAAAGCGCTGGGCATGAGGCGTGATGTTCTCTTTATCAATGAGGGGGATACTTTATCATGGGAAGTAGCAAAGGAACTTATCTCACGTACCAACGTATTCATAATAATAGACTGGAATCCACGCTCGAAGTTCTGGGCGCATGAATACTACACAGAGGACTTGAAATGGGCTTATGACCACTCGACCTACCTTGACGCTCTGGACGTTATCCCTCAAGGTAAACGTGAGGACATAGAGGACTTAGGAAGAAAAGACCCGAACTATCATAACATCTACGAGCTGGGGTTACTGGGCAAGATAGAGGGGTTGGTATATCCGCAGTTTGAGAGAATTGACAGCCTCCCATTGGGCGAATATTTTTACGGGCTGGACTTCGGCTTTTCGGCGGACCCTACGGTGCTGGTTAAGAATGTTATCCTCGGAGATAACCTCTATTCACAGGAGATACTCTATGATGATTCGGCTTTAACCAACGACCAGATAGCCAGGAAGATGAGCCTGGCCGGTGTCAAAAAAAAGCCGATTTATCCCGACCCCAACGAACCCAAGAGCGCAGAAGAGTTGAGGAATTTTGGCTTTACCGTAGTCGAAGCAGTGAAGGGCAAGGGGAGCGTCGAGTTCGGTATTCAGAGGGTCAATCAATACTACCAACACTGGACTAAGGACAGCCTGCATTGCATCAAAGAACAAATGAACTTCTGCTATCTGAAAGACAAGACCACAGGGGAGTTTACCAAAAATACCACTCATACATGGTCACACGGCATGGATGCCAGGAGGTATGCGGTGGCATCGCATAATCTAGCCGGCACGTCTGGCAAAGCGCCAGTATGGAAATACTAGGAGGGCACCATGATTGATTTTGAAGCCAAGACAGACAGGGAGTTATTGGTACTCGTAGCCCAGAAATGCAACGAGACTACCACGCATTTAGCGAAGTTGAATGACAGAATACTCAAACACGAAAGGCGAATTACCAGTCTTGAATATTCCGGTTGTGCTTCAGAATCAAAGACATTGAAAACTACACTAATAAGTAAGTGGCCGACATTATCGTTATTGGCCACAGTTATAGCTTTAATAGTTATTGAAATATCGCAGAGATTATAGGAGCAATTATGTCTGACGAAAGCAAACAGAAGTACGATTTAGTCAAGGCCAAGCTCGAGGAGATGAAGCCCCTCTTTGACCGCATGGACGAGGACGAGAAGCTATACCTCCTTGACGAATTCAAGATGGAGAAGATGGACGGTAGCGGGGACGAGAAAGATGTCTCCAATGTTACCCTGAACGATCCTCTATTGTATGCTAAGAAGGCGATTGCCATTACGGGCAGTTACCAGAAACAGACAGTAGTAGAAGGAAACGATCTAACGGACAAGCAGACAACGAAGATTGAGGAGTTCCTGGACGATATTTTCTATGTGCTGGATGAGTGGCTTCCGAACAGGGGAATTCCCAGCCTGGATGCTTTCATCAATGAGCAAGCCTGTATTCGAGGGAGGATAGGCGCGCGGTCAGTTATCAGGATGGGGGGAGAGGGAATAATCCCCGATATTGTGCCGGTAGATACAAGATGGTTTCCCATAGAGACTGGCCCGGGTGGAATGATATGGGGTGCCCCGATTTGCAGCCGTTCAAAGGCACAGATTGAACGGGAATATCCTGACATCACCATCGGGCTGAAATCCACCGAGAACCAGGTCATTGACTTCTGGGATGAGGAGAAGGAGCTGGTCTTTATTGGGCAGGAGCTAGTTAAGGAAGAGGTTAATAATTACAAATACCCTCCGTTTGTCATTGCCAAGTCCCCGATTGGATGTATGTTAAATACGGAAGATGCCTTGAAACATGATGGAGAGAGTATCTTCTGGCCGAACCGCAGCCTGTGGGGGGCAAAGAACGAGACAACAACTATCCTGAAAACCTTGAGCAGAAAGGCGTTAAAGGGGGGTTTAGAGCTTCAAAGAAGCGTGAACAGCCCTGACAGGGGGAAGAAACCAGAGGAATCTCCATTCCAAGAGGATGTGGTAATAGAAACCGAGATAGGCGGAGGGTTCCGGCAATTACCAGTCAACGATATTAAGAGTGCTACCAGACTACTTTACTCGATAATAGAGACCTGCTTGCAGAGGGGGGAACTGACACCTTTGGATTACGGGACATTGACCTTTCCCCTATCTTCGGTGGCTATCCTGAACCTTATCGCTGCCAGGAACGACATCTTTGCGCCGATACTGTCAATGATTGCCTCATTTTACCAGAGGCTATCGAGGATGGTTATTGACCAGTGTGTGCAGTTAAACCAACCGATAAAGATAGGACGGCCGGGGAACTACAGGTCATACAGCCCCTCTGATTTCAAGGGCGAGTATTCTATCAACTATCACTTCTTCCTGATAACGAAGGAGCAAACGGCTGCCGACCTTGCAATAGCCAATTCTGCCAGGGGCTTTCTGCCGGACAATTACATTCTAAGGGAAGTGTTGAAGGTTCAAGACCCTGACGGACTCGAACTTGAACTCAAGTCCCA